TTAAGTAGTTAATAAAAATAAGATACAAATTTAAATTTTAATCAAAATTCTATTATAAGAAATAGAATAAATTTAAATTTTTTATTTTAATAATATAGCCAACTATTAAAAAAATAAAATTTAATCCAAATTTTATTAACTACTTAAATAAAACTTAAATATTAAAACTAATTAANACAATAAATTTAAATTTTTAATTTATTTAATATAATTGCTTACAGCAAAAATCTAAAATAAATTTATATCCTAAATTTATTAACTACTTAAATATCTCTTATAATGTAACATAAATGTAACATACTAAATAAAAGAGAATTCCTTATTAAATTACTAATCAAATTTTTAATCAATAAAAGGATTGATAGAATGTTTATTAAATAATTTCTCTAAAACTTGTGTCAATTTACCTGTTCCATATTTTGCTTTAGGTTCAAGTTTTTGAAGTTTGTTGAATTGTCGTTTAGATATTTTCTTTATTTTAGGTTTTTCAGTAGGGTGTATATAATTTGTGTATTCTATAATATAATCTGCTATTCTACGCAATAAGTTTGGCAAATCTTCATCACGTTGAAATCTCTTTGCGTTATTTTCAATTTTGCCTAATAGTAAATTACAATTAGGACACAATAAACCACGTATAAGACCTGCACCATTTACGCCATTAGTTTCTTTTGAAGTCTTGTGCTTATGGTCTATATGCGATTTATCTGTTACATCACAGCCACAAATAGCACATTTATTTTCTTGTAGTTCTAATAATTTTAATCTTAACCAATTTAGGTCTTTATTAGATAACTGAATAAAACTCATATTTTAGCAATAGTTTTCTTAATATTATTAAATGATTTAGAACTTAGTTGCAAATATACAAAAGGTTTAAGTTCTTTTTCAGGATTATAATCAGATTTATCAAACACCATAAATTCATATATAGTTCCTATTTTATTAATAATAGTAACTCTATTTGCAGTCAAATCTATTACTAATCCTGTATCAGATTCATTAGTATATATTGATTTGCCTAATTTTAAGTGATGAAAAGGTTTATAAACATTTTGCATAGTATCTTGTTTTGCCATATTATTTTACCTTATATACTTTTATTGAAAATCCATAGGTTCTTCATATAAATGTTTAAACAACGGATTTTTCTTTTCTTTTTGAATTTCAGTCATCATTTCTTTAATTTCATCATCATCAAATTTAAAGATATTTCTATATAGATATTCAACACTAAATAATGTTCCTGAATAATCTCTAGCAGATGAATATATATTTAATCTTTTCTCAAAATTAGCAAGTTTCATACGCTCTAAATAATAGTTTTCGCCAACGAAAAAGATTTTTATTTTGTCTTGATATTGATTAAATTCGTCTTCACTCATAATACCTTTAGTTATTACGTGTCTTTTCAAAATATTAACAAACATATCAATATATATTTTTCTTAATCTATTAATAAATAGGTAAAATTTAAAATCTTCCTTAGTTATTTGGCTAGAATCATAATCAAAATTCTTATCTTCATCAGATGTTGAAATTCTATTTGTCGGTATTCCTAAAGAACGATAAAGTTTCTTATAGAAATACATAATATCGCCTAATTCGCCTAAGTTACCTGTTTCATCAATTGTATCAACAGAAGTTCCTTTTTGTCCGTTTCTATTAGCAAACCAATAATCTTCAACCATACCTGTAATATGTTGTTGATTGGTAACTTCGCCTGTTTCAGTGTTTAGAAATTTCTTATATTTAAATTGTTCTTGAATTTTTTTCATTGCCATTTCTGCTTTAGAAGTTGGCAAATCTGATACATCTACGTTGAATACTCGCCTTGATATTGAACGTGAAAATCTTAACGGAATTAGCAAATCTTCAAGTGTCTTAAGCATATTTGCAGGTTTTATTGCTCTTTCAAGGTAAGACAATATCAAACCTTCCTTATTATCTATTTTTCCAAAATCTATATGCACTACTTCATCAATATTATATTCATTTATTATTTCTGCGTCAGTTGTTGTCTTTCTATAATTTCTTTGTTGTCCGTTTTGCATAACTCTTGTCAAGTATAAACTATTATATTCATCTACATATTTATAGACACCTTTTTCAAAATCAAAAGTAAGATATTTAGGGTCTATATATTTCAAATTTACCAATTTTCCTTCGTGATATTCACACAATATATTGCCTTGTCCGTCTATATAAATTTGTCTAATTAAATCATAAATATTTTTATCTATATTCATTAATTTTAAAATTTCTTCAAAAGATTCAACTATTGCATTGTCTAATTGCTTATTATCAGTATCGCATTCTATTTTTAAAAATTCTTCTAGGTCTTGTGTATAGCAAATTTCATCAACTATTTCATCTATTGCGTCTGATACTTCAGGATATTCGGCTATTTTTCTATATAAATCAATTTTTTCTGCTTGCTTATAAACTTGTGCTGAATTTAATGCTCCTGTTAGATTATTATATTCAGAATCGAAAAATGACCTATATACAAGATAATCATCTGTATTAGTTAGGTCTGATTGAATTTTATTAGGACTTACATTTAAAGGTTGTTGTGAAGGTTGCTTTAAAAAAGTCTTTTTTAATTTTTCTAACAAAAACATTTAATTTTATTCCTTAGTTTTCTTATTAATTATTACTTTATTATACTTTATTTATACTTAAATTTATGTTAATTTAAAATTCTTTAATCCCTATAAGATTTTAATATATCTTTAATTTTTTTAGTTTGAATACATTTATATTCATATATACCATTATAATTAGAATTAATAATAAATTCAGTTTCTTTCTTAAAATCATTTAAAGTTATAAAATCTAAGTATTTGTCTAAATCAAAATCAGTGTTATTAGGGTTTAATAATCCTTTTTTAGATTTTTTATCATAAACTCTAGGGATTCTTAAAATTATATATTTGTCTAAATATTCTATAATTAAATCTTCTATTATTTTCTTATAAGTATTATATAAATCTTGCAAATTATCTGAACTAGGCAACGTTTTTAATAAATAAGAATAATCATATGAATTTGCTATAACTCCAACATTATGTATAACTTCATCTGTTTCTGATTTTATTTCTATATTAAATTCTTTTGCACCCATCGAACTAGCAAATATCAATTTTTTATTATTTTCTTTACAATATTGAATAACATCTATACTAGATATTATCATTTTCTTAAATAAATTTTGTTTATCAATAAATTGTTCTTTACAACTAGGACTGCCAAAATGATAAAACAAATCTTGATTATTTAATATATTATTAAAATCAAAATTACTAAGTAAAAATCCATTTTCGCCTGTTGTGTTATTAAATTTAATATTATCTAGTATTTCAATAATATTATAGTATTTTTGTATTTTATCTTTTACATCATATCCAAGATAATCAAAATTTAATTTTTTAAGATTTATATTAAACAAAGAATTTATTTCAGATAAAATTTTATTATAATTATCATTAGAAATAATAAATGATTTATCTAAATTTCTTATATTATCTAATTCATCAATAGAATTAATATTATAATATTGTTTAAATTTATCTAAGTTTTGCTTTAAAATAAATTTATGTTTAGATGATAGTTCATAATTCATCATAAATCCTTACTTTCTTTATACTTTAATATAAACTTTATTATCTTTAATTTCTACAACTATACCTAAAACTAATTTAGATTGATTAAAATCATAATCTTTTACACTTATGCCATATCCATTATCATCTGCAATAATATAATCAGATATATTAACTTTAGTTATATCTTTTACATTGACAGGAACTAACCCTTTAAGTGCTACATAACAGCCATCAGATTCTGAATTTAGTTTAAGTGCAGGATTTTCTGATACTACACCTATCAATTTCATATTTCGTTTATATTCTGTAATAATACCCTTTTCATCAATTCCTAATATAGTGCCATAATTATATTTTTTATCTGTTTTATATTTTTCTGCTAAGTCGGCATATTTAGCACGTAATGATGTTCCTTGAAAATTTGTAGCATATATATTAGCCCATTTTGCAGTAGTAGAACCTAAATCAAATATATTATCCATACTAGGTGTATCATTAGTATCACGTCTTAGAAATGAAGTTGAATGCAATCCGTCTAATTTATCAGCGTCTAATCCTGAACCTGCACCAGGTGTTGTTCCTAAAATTTGAGTAATATATGATTTTGTAAATTCATCTTTAGTTACAAAATCTTTTCTATGTAGTCCGTCTAATTTATCTGCGTCAATACCTGAACCATCGCCTGAAACTGCCACAACTCTTTGTCTAAATGTATCAGAATTCCACCAATCTTTAGGAACTGCATTTGATGATACATTTGTTAATTCTTGTAATTTTTCAGGAAGTCCTATTACATTATTAATTCCTAAAGTATCTAATTTTTCTCTATTTTTCTTAATAAAATTAACTATTTCTTGAAGTTCATCTAAACTTACGTCATCTGAAGTTAAAATTTCATTAATTCTATCTATTAATTTTTTTAATTCTAATCCTTGTTTTGCTGATAAAGGATTAAATTTATTATCTGTTGTTAAATTATCTACTACTTCTGAATGCAAAACTGCGTCTTCGTGTAGTTTATCAAATTCTTCTTTACTTGCAAACCATTTATAATCTTTTCCGTCTAATCTATCAGCATTTGCAACTTTAATATTCTCTAAACTCCACCTAATTCTTTCATTAAGATATTTAATTGTTACAGGGTGGAATTCATTTGATAATTCGCCGTGTTGTGTTAATTCAGGATTATATTCAATTTGATTGTCTTT